AAGGTTTGGCCTTTCCGAAGGTGACTACACGCGTGATCCTCGCGGTCGCCTTGCGCTCACTCCAAGAGGCGCTGCGAAGCTGGACATTGGCACGGACAAAAACATCGTCATCGACGAGAGCGGGTTCAGTTCGTCTGACCTTGCAGATCTTGCTGGCCTCGTTCCTGAGGTCGGAGGTGCAATCGGCGGCGCGATTGCTGGACAAGCAGCGATCCCATTTCCTATCGTTGGCGCTATGGTTGGTGCTGCCATCGGCGGCGGCGGCGGAAACCTTGTCGAAGAGGCCATCGAAGCAGCGACCGGCACGTCCAAGCAGACTGCTGGTGAGATCCTTACAGACACACTGAAAGAAGCTGCCATCGCTGGTGCTGGCGAAGGCATTGTTGGCCTCGTGGCAAAGGGCTTCGGCGTGGCGCTTCGCGGCGCAGCGCCTCGCGGACTTTCTGACGACCAACTACGCACAATCGGAGAGTCGCGAGAAATGTTCGGCATTACGCCCGCAGCAGGGCTTGCTGGTGCCAACGCTCTTCTCGCCCGCGCACAAGCTACATCCGAACAAATATTCCGTGGATCTCCGCGTACGCTTCGCAACAACGAAGCGATCATCCGTGAACTCGACAACCTTCGCGCGACTGCTGGCACTTCAGATCCAATCGAACTAGGCCGCGTTCTTCTGGAAGCAGCGAAGACTGCCAACACCACAGTCACGCAAGCCGAGAAGGAAGCTGGACGCGCAGTCATTCGTGGTCTGGAAGACATCGCCAACGACCTTGGCCGCGCGACTAAGCGCAATCAGTTCATCGACGATGATCTCTACCAAGCGTTCTTCAACTCCTACAAAGGCTTTGAGGATCTCGCAGAGACGAAGTTCGCCAAGATCGACGAAGCCATCAGGGACGTTGCCGGTAACGCTGAAGTCATCCCGATTGGCAACGTCGCGCGCCAAGCGCAAGCTGGGCTGCGGCAGTTTGAGGGCTCTGTTCCCAGCGGCACGATTGGCGACACGATCTCGATGCTGCGTGGCGTTGCCGCGCTAAAGCCGAACTCGTCCTTCACGCAGATCTACAACGCTCGCAAGAGCCTTAACGACTTCATGATGTCCAATCCGGGGTCTGTCACTGTGCAGACCTATGGCGCTCCACTGCTGTCTCAGATCGACGCAGTGCTGAACGCAAGCAACGTCGAGAATGCCCTGCTGTCTTCAGGCAGATCGCTCGACTCCGCTGGCATCGCCAAGGTCAGATCCGCTGCGCAATCGCTCGGCGAAGCGCGTGAGTTCTATCGCGAGGGCATGAAAAAGTTCGAGGAGATCGCGAACGTCGCCAACCTGAGCGGCATCCGAAACGAGATCAGGAATGGCGTCAGGGTCAACCCGGCGAACATGATGGATCGCCTCGTCAAACCGAACAATCCGGAACTCATCCGTCGCGCTGAGGAAGTGCTGAGGGGCGTCGAGGTCGAGGGCCAGACGTTCACAGAACTCAAGCGAGCCATAGCCGGTGAATGGCTTCGTCGCGCTATGGCAAGCTCGTTCAGCGACATCGACCCGGTCAAGTTTCGTGGGACGATCTTCCGCGACAAACTTGAGAAGCTGGGCACGACTGCCGATGAATTGTTCGACTACAAGGTCGGCGGTGTCCCCGCTGTCGAAGAAATCCGTCGCCTTGCGAACCAAATGGCTGCGACATCGCTGTCGAAAGTGGACGAAAGCCTTATCAACGCGGTGGACCAGTTCACCGGCCCATTCGATATGGGAACGAGCGTCAGCCTGCTGCGGAACGTCGCGAATGCACAGAAGGAAGCGCAGGAGGTTCGCGCGAGCGCGCTGATCCAGAAGCTGAACCGCACTGGCGTGACCGAGATGGAAGCAGCCGAACTGATCGCCAACTCTGGCACCAAGCCAGAAGCGATCAACCGGCTCATGAAATACTTCGCCGACCAAGACCAAGCCAAGCAGAAGATCCGTGGCTACTACATGGAGAACCTGATCGGCGACTTCGGCGACAACTTCCTGACTGACCCTGCTCAACTGAAGGCTTTCGGCAAGAGGCTCGAAAGCGAGTTCAGCAGTGGCAAACTCGGCGCTTTGTTCGGCGAAGAACTGGCAGAGCGCATGAACAAGTTCGGTCGTGTGCTCGTCTTCAACTCGAAGACTGTGGATGGCGGTGGCCTTGTCGCTGCGAACGTCGCGGTGAGCCCGCTGCAAAACCTTGGCAAGCTGGCCAAGTACAGCGTGATTGGTCGCTTGCTGTCGAGCGACCTATTCTATCGCAACCTAGACAAGCAGTATAAGGCGTTGACCGCAGGCACTTCTGGGCCGCAGAAAGCCGCTGTCCTTGGGCAACTGATCGCTCAAGGCCTGAGCAGCCTGATCGCGCAAACGACTACTCAGTCGCTGGATGCTGGCATTACAGAGGCTGCGCGCCAAGGCACGGCAATGGTGGAGAACTACAATCAGCAGCGCCAAGCCCAAGAGGCCCAGCGCCGCGCATCCACTCCCGTGCCTCAGGTAACTTCCGGCGCTATTCCGCAGCCCATGGCGATGCCCGGGCAGCGCATGAACGCTCAGCCGAACATAAGAGAACAGGCCGCGCAGAACCCTGCCATCGCAGCCTCTCTTCTCGGCGGTCTAGGAAGCGCAGCCCTGCTTAATCGGTGACGGCTGCAAGGCCAACGCGGGCGCGGACAGGCTTCTTGGTCATCCGCTCCGCATGCACAGTGTCCACTATGAGAGCAAGCTCTCGCCCGATGCTGCGGCGATCAAGCTCCGCAAGCTCCTTGAGCTTCTCGTAGGCTTGCATCTCCAGACCCACGGACTTAAACTTGGTTTTCATGCTGGTTCCTCACATGTAGTAGACATGCCGCGAACATATAATCCCATAACAGTTAGGTCAAGGCACAAATACGGCGCGAAGCCGACAACCGTCGATGGCATCCGCTTCGCCTCCAAGTTCGAGTCCGAACGCTATGGATACTTGAAGTCTCTCGAACGAGCAGGAGTTGTTCGTAGCCTACAGCTACAGCCGCGCTACAAGCTGGCGGTCAATGGCGTCCTCATCTGCACCTACGTCGCAGACTTCTCCTACGAGCGCGAGAAGCAGGACGGCACATGGGAGCCCATCGTCGAGGACGCGAAGGGCGTCGAAACCCCTGAGTTCAAACTGAAAAAGAAGCTCATGCAGGCTGTCCTCGACATCGAGATCAACGTGGTCAAAAAAACCTCTTGACGTTTCTCGCAAGTTATTCCATGTAATGGGCACTAGCAACGAGGAGCCACAACATGAGCAAGATGCTTGATCTGTTCGAGCAGCGTAAGGTGTTGAAGTCGCACATCGCTACTCTCAAGAAGGACATCGACCGCATCGACACAGAGCTTGAGGAAGCCTACCTGACGAAGGCTAAGGACATCTTGGCCACGACAGGCAAGGACTTCGGCACTGTCTACATCCCTGAGGGCAATCAAGAGATCAAGGCGGTCGTCACTAAGAAGGTCGAGTGGGACCAAGGCATCCTGATGAAGGCGCTCAACGAGATGAGCGAAGAGGATGCCCAGCACTATGCCAAGATGACGCTCGCAGTAGATGAGCGCAAATACACCATGGCGCCGCCTCATATCCGGCGCGTCCTAGAGCCTGCCCGTACGACACGCGTTGGCTCGTTCAGCGTCGATATCAAGGAGGAATGACATGGCAATGAAGATCATCTCTGCCGAAGAACGCATGGCAGAACGTCGCGGCCACAAGATCGTGGTCTGCGGCAAGAGCGGTGTGGGCAAGACAACTCTCGCCCGCACGCTCGACAGCGACACCACCCTCTTTATGGACTTGGAAGCTGGCGACGCAGCCATCGAAGGATGGCCGGTGGACGTCATTCGCCCGCGCACATGGATCGAGTGTCGCGACTTCGCCTGCTTCCTCGGCGGCTTCAACCCGTCGCTCTCTGAAGATCAGGCCTACTCCAAGGCCCACTACGACTACGTCTGCCAACTCTACGGAGACCCCGAGCAGATGATGAACAAGTACGAATCGCTCTTCATCGACTCCATCACTGTGGCCGGTCGCCTCTGCTTCACTTGGTGCGCGCAACAGCCCGACAATCGCAGCGACCGCACTGGCAAGGTAGACACCCGCGCAGTCTACGGCATGCACGGGCGTGAGATGATGGCGTGGCTGACGCACCTTCAGCATATCCGCTCGAAGAACGTGATCTTCGTTGGCATCCTCGACGAGAGTGTTGACGAGTATGGCCGCAAGCAATACGACTTGCAGATCGAGGGCAGCAAGACTGGCCGCGAACT